GTAAGCAATCCATTGTAATATGTTTGAGTGTCTGTAGCATTTAATCTTCCTTGTAACAAGTCAATACTTGCTTTCTTTTGGTCAGTAGAATTAATACATACAGCACCAAGTTCTCTAATATCTGCTAAATCTTCACTACTTACTTCGGCATTTGTAAATACCATTATTGCATTTACAAATTGTTCCATGTCATCTTTATCCAAACTTTCAAGATAGTTAATGTCATTGAATAAGTCTTTACCTAATTCAATTAATCCTATTCTTTTGTCGTTTAAATAATATTCAGTAATAATATGTGTATTCCACAATAGTGGAACTACTGAGTTTTCTTCAACTTTTAATTCACCACTTTTATCACTAACAGTGAATTTCATGTTTTTTAAATAAACTGTATATTCATTATATGGAATTATTTCAGTAACTGTTTCTTTATTGTCATTTATATAACTATCAACATATTCCATATCAGTTTGAATATATGCAAACAATTGTTTATGACCTAGAGCATTTGAATATACTACTTCGGTATTTTCGGCTTCACAATTTATTAATTCAAATGGTGCTTCATCTTCTTCTTTTTCACCATCTTTATTAACATATCTAAAGCCTCTACCACATGTAAGCACATCTTCGTAAAGCATCATATCTTTTGCTTTCTTGTTTTCATATCTTACATATTTGTTAAGAGCAGATATTTCTTCTTCTCCAGAATCATTTAATTGAACATATTGAATTGGTTTTCCAAGTAAATATGTTTTTCTAAAATCAACTATTGAATATGCCCAGTTTTCTACAGTTTTATTATCAATTTCAGTTCTAGTATGTTTAACTTTGTCTGTATAAATATCTTGTCTACCATATAGGAAATCTTTTAAGTATAGTGTTTCTCTACGGTTGTTTAAATGAATACCTGCAGACTTTTGAATTATGTCAATAACTCTTTGATATAAGGTATCTACTTTTTCATAACTTAAAAATTGTTCTTCTGTATATGGAGCATATATAGTTTGTCTACCATAAGTTTTTATATAACACACCACCTTACTCTATGACACTTGAATTATATAATAAGTTCAAATAATTGTCAAATTGGTGTTAAAAAGGTCTTTTTATTGCTTTGGGTTTAACAGGTTTGCTTCCACCATCTATTATTTCTGAACTCATTAATGCACATGCATCTGGAAAGTCATCATTAGGATTTCTTCCTGTTTCATTGTATAAAGTTAAGTTGTTCATTGCTTTACCCATATCACTATTGACACCATACATTCCTTTTTTAGGAAATACCAAACATCTTTTAATAGTACCTTTTTGGTCGGTAATTCTTGCTTGTTTGTTTTCGGTATTATATTTTTCAACTATTTCACAATAAGCAATTCCTTTTTTTGCCAATCTTTCATCAAGAGCCTTTTTCAATTCACTAGTAACATTACTTTCAATTACTAAAAATATAATATGATGTTCAATTATTTTGTTAACAATATCATCATACATATCTTTTGTTGCCGTCCTAGTAAATATAGCATCTTTCAAATAATAATCGAATAAATTTTCATTAGGAACTTTAGTAAATATTGGCATAGCAAAGAAGTCTTTACCACTTTTTCTTGTGGCATCTATTACTGCATAAGTACCAATATATTCAGTTGCAGGTATATGTTCATAAGTTCTTAAATTGTTATAACTAAATGTCAATGCTTCTGGGTCAGTAGGCTTTTGTTGAAAGTTGGTTTCAAAGATATATTCTTCCATATTATTCTTTAATTCTAGTATTTCTTCGGTAGATTTAACATCAGGGTATGTACTTTCTCCATTTTCATCTAATGCAGGAACTTGAATTACAGCAATCGTTTGTTCCTTATTTACTCTACAATATTTGTATTTAGGATGTGGATATAATGTGTTCTTCTTCTCAACCATTGCAATTAGTAGTGACATAAAGTCACCATTAGCCCACAAAGTACCTGTTACTACCATTTTAGGTATCAAATTTTGTACGAATCTTTGCGTCCATACAGTTAAATACTTATTTTTAAAATATTCATTTAATTCTTGATTCATAGCCTCTAAGTAATCAGCATATAAGTCATCTATATGGATTCTTTGACTTGCTCTTTCACCAACGACATTAGAATTTACTGTATCAGCATAATAAGAAGCAAGTAATTTGCAATCTTTTAATTTCCATTCAAGGTCAGTTTCTTTAAGAAAATAATCTTTATTTTCTTTAGACCATTTCATGTTAGGAAAAACTTCTCCATACCAATCACTTTTCATTTCATCTCTAACACTTCTACTTCCTCCTCTTACAACACTGTCATTAGAACATAATGACAATACCGTTCCAGTAGGGTCAATGCCAAAATTCCATGCTTCACTTATTTTTTCAGGATATGTTTTGCCCAAACCAGATGGAGCATTAAATATAAGAAGCCTAAATTTTGGATTAGTTGCCACTTCTTGCAAAAAATGAACATAGCCATTTAAAACTTCATATCTAGGCATATAAAATTTATCTTCTTCTTTATTATCCCACTCACGATAAATCATATAGTTTTCCAAAGAGATTCTAGCACTAATTTTATAAGCATTTTTAAGTTCACTTTCAAATTGAATTAAATGATTTTGATTAGTATCTATTTTAAGCAATAACTCTAACAATGGAATATAATTGTTAATACAATATTCTCCAGCCTTTTTAAAATCAAAATCATACAATTTGTTTAGCATGTTGTTAATATCTTCACTCATTTCGGCTAATTCATTATATGGAATTTTATTTTTAGTACTTGTAGTAAAATTTTGCCTTAAAATGGCAAAATATTTATCTAAATACTCACATAATTGCTTTTCATTAAGATTATTATTCATTTTTTACCCCTTATTTGACTTTTTATCAATAAATTTGGCATATTTACCAATTCTATCTTCAATTATATTAGTATCTATCTTATCTGTTATATTTATGCTTACATTAGGTCTTTGGGCTTCTGTTATTTCGTTTTGACTTCTTAGTTTGAATAACGTTGTTCTTTCTTTTACCATCCCAAGTTGACCCAAAGTCATATTTTCATCACCTATTTGGTCATAAATTTTTTCTGCAATTATTCTTAGATTCATATCATCACTATTTTTGTAGTTTCGCAATGTATTTAAGGTAATTCCAGCCACTTTGCAAAAACCAGTTAATGAACTAGGATAATCTCCCAACTTATCATTTACTTCTGATAGCAAATAATTATAATAATCAAATACAAGCCCTAATTTTTCAGCATTATAAATAGGTTCTACTGAATTTATAGGACATATTGACTTAAAAAAATAGTTATTTATTACCAACGGTTTTACTTTAACCGCATATTCTATAGGAATACCATCTTTATCCCACTTTGTAGGAACAGTATGCTCACCAGCAAATTTAGTTAATTCTTCTACTAAAGTATCTTTTTTGGCTGCAATATAATCATCCATTTGCATAATTTTATTATCTACAAATTCTTGTTCAAGATTTCTAAGGTTATTTTGGTTGTTTTTTTGTATATTTACATTATTTTCAGCCACTAGTTCCTTTATTTTTTTCATTTTTAGCCTCCAATTCTCAATCTAATTATATTCAAAACCCTTTAAAAAGTCAATTTTAGCCCAAATTTGCTACATTTATATTAGTTTGATATAATATACTAGGAGGCTATGAAATGTTAAAAATAGATATACCTATTAACCCAAGACCAAAAAAAAATAATCAAGAAATAGTTTTTAATAAAAAAACTGGAAAGAGAATGGTCATACAAAACAAAAGATATACTGAATTTGAACGAGAATGTAAAAAATACATGCCTATATTGGAAAGTCCAATAGACTTTCCTATTAATTTAAGTTGCAAATTTTATGTTGCAGATGCAAGAAGAAGGGATATTGCAAATTTTATAGAAGCAGTACAAGATATTTTAACAAAGTATAATATTCTTCAAGATGATAATTACAATATTGTAGCATCTCTTGATGGTTGTTCTATGGAAATAGATAGAGAATATCCACATATAGAGATAATTATTGAAAAAAAGAATATTTAGCAGTATAATTTATATGAGGGTTGCTCCAATCAACCCTCAAACTTATAGATTGGAGGTATAAGTTATGCAAGAAGTTTGGAAAGATATTAAAGGATATGAAGGTTATTATCAAATAAGTAATTTGGGCAGAGTTAAATCTCTCGAAAGAATGATAAATTGTCAAAAAAGAAGTAATTATAAGCAAAAAGAAAAGATAATAATTACAAGACCTAATAATAGAGGCTATATTATGGTTGGTCTACATAAAGAAAAAGTGTTTAAACTTGTCCTAGTTCATAGATTAGTCGCACAAGCATTTATACCAAATCCTGATAATTTACCACAAGTAAATCATAAAGATGAAAATAAGAATAATAACAATGTAGATAATCTTGAATGGTGTAATAATTGGTATAATGCTCATTACGGCACTAGAATATAT